TTTTTTGCCCAAAATAATATTCCTTAGCTTTTTCAATTAAATTTTCAGTTTCTTTTTTACCATATTTTTTACGAAAATCTGAAATATCTTTTGCTTTATATTTTCTTGGAATAAATGCAACTTTTATTTCGGGATGAGCAGCTTTTATTTTTTGAAGACCTTTAATTCCTGCCAAATCATTATCATATAACACTAAAATATTTTTAAATTTATTCTTTAATTTTTCATATTGATTATCTGTTACAAAAATATTTTCAGAGTTTGGGGCAATAGCAGTTACTCCCAATTCATATAATGTCATGCAGTCTTTTAATGATTTAGTTATTACTAAATACTCTCCTCCGTCTTTTGGTAATTGAGAGGCGCCCTGAATTTTTAAAGAACTCCAATTAGATAAAAATTTATACTTATTTCTGCCTGCAAAATAAATCCTCCATTGTTCTATTCCGTTTTTTGTTCCGCCATAATAACCATAAATATGTTGATTCTGACTTTCTAAATGAAACAAATTGCCATTTAAAAAAACATTCTTACATGAATAAACATTAAACTTTTTAAGGGTTTCTTTTGAAATACCATAAGATTTTCATCAAGATAGTTCATAATCTTGAAAATCTCTTACTTCTACTTGAATAATGGCGGATTTTCTTTCTTCTAATTTACTTCCAGTATATTCAAGTTTTGGGGGGTTGATTTCTAAATTTTTTTGGTGGATTATTCCAAAATCGTTCCCAATAATTTGAAGAGCTTTTGCAAAAGAACATTGAAATTTTTCCATTACCACAGAAATAAAATTTCCGCAGAAAGAAGATCCAAAATCTTTAAAGATTAAATCTCCATTTTTATTTCTATAAAATGCGCACGTTGGATTTTTATCCCGCCTCAAGGGGCTAACAAATAGCCCCTTTCGAACAGGAATTCCAAGGTAATGTTCCATTAATCGTTCCTCTGGAACTCTTTTTAATATCAATTCTTTTGTAACTCTAATTGGTTCTATTGTAATTTCCATGATTAGAAGGGAAGATCGTCCTCTTCTGCATCAATATTTTTATCCATTTCCTCTAAAGTATCTTTTACGTCTACTTTAGAAGCCATGTTAGTTGGTTTGGCGTTTTTAGATGCTTCAATTTGCCTTAGCTCTCGTGGTGTTAAAGTCAAATTATGGCCAATAATTCTAGTAGAAATTGCAAGATTTCCGTTTCTATCAATTCTTGCCGGATAAGATGGCATTGATGCAAATCCATTATTTTGAGGAATAAGTTTCACTTGAACTTGTGCCTTTCCTACAAATGGATCAGTTAAATCCTTAACTGTATTTACCACTTTATTAAAAGTTCCAGTAAGTTCTTCCTTTCCAGAATCAATATCCTCAATAATTTTTGGATTAACCGCTTCAAGAATTTCTCTAACAATAATTAGAAAATGGTCAAGCTGAGAAGCGTTTGGTCCATACTGACCTTCGGTCCTTTCTGATGATTCGGGCTCAAAGAAATTTTGAGTATATTCACCATATCCTTCAATATCCAATTTAAGAGATAGGGTTTTATATGTATTGCCGTTTTTCTGACTTGTTACCTTTCCAAGTTCGACGCCCTTAAAAGTGGCGTTTTTAATTCCTGGTGATAGAAAATTTCCACTATCTTTTGCTTTTAAAGCATCACTAAAATTAAAATTCATATTATTAATTATTTTAATAATCTAAATCTCTTATTTTAAATTTTCGAGATCAAGCTCTTCTTCTGAGAGATCGTCATTATTTGACGGCTCTTCTATTTTAACCATTTTAAAATAGTTGTTAAATGGTTCCAATCTAAAGAACTTGCCGTATTCTAGCAGAATTTCTCTCTGCATACCTCTAAACGATACGGTGTTAGACTTTGTTAATCTATTGCCATCAGACTTATCTGTAAATACTTCAGATTTTCCTATTACTGGAAATGTTTCTTCTGGACTTATTGTATAGTAAGTGATTAAAAGTCTGTCACTTGGTCCTACCTCAAGTAAATTTACAGCTTCTTTAGATAATGTTAGCTTATTATTATCTACTGAGACAATAGCATTATCCTGCAATTCCATTATTTTTCTAGAAGAGAAGGGTAGATTCGTTCCCAATGAAATTCTAATTGACCATCTGGTTTCATTTCGCCCAATTTTATAATCGCATTCTTTAAATGCGCTGGCCTAGCACCACATTCGGTGAATTTATCTGATGTGTCAAAGCTTAGAATAGTATTAGAGTCTTCATCTCTGTCCAGCAAACCTATTGCATCTGCTTTTGCGGCCAAAATACGACCTAGTTTTCCTGCAAGATCGATTTGCTTTATAGTTAATTCACTTTTATCGATGGCTGCATCTTTACAGTGACATACTAAAATTAAATTTCTTGTACAAGATTCTACCTTGTCAATTACCATTTCTACGGCGGTACGTAAATGGCCTCAACCCGCGCCATTTGGAGCATTGATAATATCTCCAGTATAATTAGCACCCGCTGCAGTAGCTTGATATAATTTTAATGCTAAAGGTTTACAAACATCTTCTAGCATTGTAATTGTATCGAGTGCAATAAAATCATACGGATAATTGGCCGCTTTTAACTGCTTACATAAATCATTAATATCTTGAATACTATTAATTTTTACTTTAAGAGCAGTAACATAATCAGAGCCATTTTCAGTATCAACAATTAAACAATTGTCCAAATTTGCCAATGCAGTTGTTTTGCCGCGTTTTGGCTTAGAAAATATAATTAATCGTTTGGGATCTTGTACTTCTGCAGGAATTTTAGAAGTAGGAAGTTCTATTGCCATTAAAATTTATATATTATTTCTTCATTGTGCTCTGGTTCTTGAGCACTATCTTCTTTTATTACCGGTTCTAAACTTAAGAAGGGACTATAATCGGTAATTTCTTCTGCTTTTGGGAGTTGTTTTCAATAACCAATCTCTCCAAAAAAACTCATTGGGATATATCTATCTGGATCTCCGTCTCTATTTTTTATCAGACATAATCCACGATATCTATCTCGAAGTCCATAAAAACCAGATTCTGGTGGATCTACAATAATTTTATAACCTCTGGTATGTTTTAGTTTTAATTTAACAGGATTAAATATGCCAATACACACATTACTATCATTATAGGTAGTTTCAGTGTCTTTTAAATCCTGACGAGAAGGTTCATATAATTCGGCCTTTCGTCTATCCATATCAGTGGTTCCTCTATTAGCTTGCTGCAGAATAAATCAAGATACTCCACAACGCTCTCTAAGATTTACTGCATAATTAGAAATTGCGTCCATTTCTGATTTTTTTGTTTCTCCAGCTTTGGGACTACATAAAGCTAGGTGATCAACAACTCCTAATATAAATAAATCTGGGTCGTTTGGTGTATAAATTTTTCTTTTTCCGTCTTCAGATTCTGAAAATTTTCCATATTCCTCAAGAAGTTCCATCATAGTTCTATAAAAAGAATCTCTATTTAAAGACTTATCATAAATGATGAGTTTTTCAGAGATTTTTTCTAGTCACTCCTTTCCTTTCAATACATATTGATAATATTCGTCAGAAAGGGGTTCTTCCCAAGACATTAATTTTTTATATGGAATTATAATATTATATGTTTCATATAAATATAACCCTAATAATTTGGACAATAAAGAGTTAGAAGACATTTCCAATGAAAAATAAGCAATTTTAATTTTTCTATTGGGTTCATCAACAAGGCATCTATACAACATGTATAGAGCTATAGCTGTCTTTCCTCCTCCAGAATCTGAAAATATTAGATAATAGGTTTTCTTTTGCAATCCGCCAATATAAGAATCTAATTTTGGAATTCCAGTAGAAATTCCTTTATTTTTTCCCTCTCTTCCAGCATTTATAGCTCTGTATAATTCAGCAATATTATTCATCTATATAAATACTGTTTTGACTGATAGGTGCAATTTCGGGATTATCTCTAAGGATTTTCAATGATTCCCATTGATGGGAGATTACAAAACTCAAAATTCCGAAATTTAAATATCCGTTTTCTTTACTTCAATTCAAAATTTCCATAATTTCTTTATGTTTATCTGGATTATTACCTATTTCAGTACTGTAAAAAAAGAAAAAATCATCTAATGATGAAAATCTTTTAGATATATCGCGCAATGGAGCAAATTTTCCATTTATATTTAAAAATGGTGGATATGCTTCAAATAATTCTTTTCCCATTTGTAATGAATTTTTTATTCAAGATTTTAGAAATGTTTTATTGAATTCTATTTCATTTGGGATATAAGATTCAGGATTATAATCCTTAAGAATTATTCTTTTTTCTTTCAGAGAATTAAATAAATCCCTTAATTTACTTTGTCCGCCATTTTTAAATCATTGTGCAAAAAATTCAGGATGCCCTTCTTCATCCCGAGCTAAAAAAGTTAAATAAATTAATAACAGTTCATCTGCAGTAAGATTATAAACTGCCATTAAATTTAGTATAGTTTTTAATTCCAAGATTAAATAAATTAAAAGATTTATTTAACCGCCAATGTTTTTACTTTTTAAAAGCTTTTCATTGTTTATAATGTTAAAATCTAAATTTAACATCTTCAAATTGATCACGTTGTCTTGTAACAACTTCTTCTCCGTTCAAAACTTTATCCAATTGTTCCTCGTTTATAACTATAGTATCTTTAGAAGTGTTGGAATTTTGAAATCATCTCCATTCTTGGGTATTACGTATAATTAATGTAAATAATTCCGCAGTTTTTCCTGGTTCAAAGCGTAAAATTCTACCAGCTCTCTGTAATTTTCGTATCTTAGAACTGTCGATACTCATTATAATACCAACACTTAATCCCTTGATATCAACGCCCTGATCTGCTGCCTTACTTGTAGATAATACTCCTGATTCGGCTTCATTAAATTCCTTAATTATTTCTGCATTTAATTTTTTATTCTGTTTAGAGTGTAAAACTTTTCCCATTTTAATCTTTTCAGAATCTTTTATTGTTGCAGAAAACGTAATACATTTTTTATCCTTTCTTGCATTTAGAATTTTTTTACAAACTTCAATTTTTTTGGGATGAGACATAACAAATTCCTTTCGTTTTCGCATACATTTCATCCAGTCCATTGTCATCCCCAAAACTTCTTTGGGACTTAAACCTAATTCTTTAGCATAAGTATTACGATATTTTCAGTCTTTTGCGCATCTCATGGCAATATTATAGTCCCAATTAAAATATGCAAAATATCCATTAAATTTTTGATCCCACTGTTTATACTCAGCTAAATCTACATCTAATAATACTACATATTCTTTAATAGGGGCAACTCAACCATTTGATTCTGCCTCAACTAAAGTTATTGTATCACATACGGGGGCATATTTTTTTATAATAACCTCCTTTCCATCCAATCTTTGAAGTGTTGCTGTAAGACATAATATCATGCTATATTCTACAACTTCAAAGATTTTAGAAAAAGTATCAGATGCAAACAAATGAACTTCATCTAATATTAATAAATCACAAGTTCATTCGTTTTTTATAGCGCCGTTTACAATTTCTACTCTACAATTATCAATTAAGTTTCATTCAATTATTTGTTCTGTTCATTGATCCTTCAAAAACTGGGTTGGAACTATAATCAAAACTGAAATTTTTGAATTTGTTTTTAATATAGAATCGATAAGCATTAAAGAAAGTCTAGTCTTTCCGAAACCAGTACAAGCTTCAACTGTTCCCTTTCCTCCAGCTTTAATTCATTTTTTAATACTTTGTTTTTGCCTTTGTGTTCTAGAAATCATAATAAGGACAAAAATGGCAATCAATTTCAGAGCATTTAAAACAAGGTAACTGTTTTGAAATATCTATACAATACTTATTTTCCGGAATAGTTGTTATAATTTCATGAATAAAATTTAAACAGTTTTCCAATTCTTTTATATTGCAGTATTCTCCAGAAGTATGTTCATTATAATAGCCGCAAGAAACATTTACTCCAGAAATACCCTGTTCGGCAGAAATAATTCCAACATCGGTAAATATTCCCTTGGCGTTTTTATAATTATATTTATTCATAATTTGATTAATGTCTACTATAAATTCAGGAGAAGCAATATATTTACAATTTGTATAATATATTAAATCTTGTGACCCTTTTCTGTCGGGCTGTATTAAATAACCGACATTGGAGAAAAACCTTTCATTATATTTAGTTTCAATCGCTCCTATCCCACCAATTTCTTCTTCAACCGTAAAACATACTTTTAAATTGGGTAATGTTTCAAGTAATTGGAGAGCAATTAAAATTCCATTACAATCATCTGCATTTAAACCGCAGGGAGTGCCGTCATATAACGTAGAATAAATAATATCATTTTTTATTATTAGTGTTCTTGGCGCTATAATATCATGAAAAGAATCCATATGTGCCACAATACATGGATATATTTTTGGATTAGTTGTGTTTTTTGTAATAAATAAATTACAATAGTGATCTAACTCGAATTTAATTTTTGGGATTTTATAACAATAATTTATAATAAAATTAATCATTGGCATCTCTGATTGAGATGGGTGATTAATCATATATAAGTTTTTAAGTAATTTTATATTTACTTTCATTAGTGTACTCAATATGTATTTATTTCAGCTTCTGCTGGTAATTCTACACTTTTACAAAACCATGCGCCAGCTTTTTTCATACAATCGGGAATTACTTCCGCCATTTTATCACAAATTTCTTCTGGAACTTCAATGTTTCATTCATCATGTGCTGGAATACACAATTTTACTTTGAATAATAAATTATTTTCTAGTAAATAACTATAAATAAAAATTGAAGCCAATTTAAAGCATAGAGCACCTGTAGCTTGACACGGAAAATTAATGGCCTGTTTTTCAATACTTGATTTTCTTTTAAAGAAATGTCTAACTTCAGATACAATTACAGAATCTGGATTATCTTTCTTATATTGTCTATATGTATCTCAATATTCACCATTAAATTTTGCTTTAATATCCAGCAAGTCTTGATAATCATGTACAAAAGATTTATGTCCGGTTTTCCTATTTAAAAGAATATAACCATGATTCATAACATACTTTCTTTGAAAGTCTTGATATGTTTTTACTCCTTCAAAACCTTCCATATAAGAATCGTAAATCTTTTGTGCTTCTTCCATCGGAATATTATTATTTTTAGCTATAGTATTTGCATCGCCGCCGTAGTTTATGGCGAACTCAACACTCTTGGCGGCTTGTCTAATGGATTTAAACTTATCCTTTATTTGTTCTACGGGACAATCACCAACAATTTCTGGATATGCCATTTTAGCAACCAGACTATGCATATCTCCACAACCATGGTTAAACAAATCAAGAATTGATTTATCATTAGATAATTCTCCAATAATTCTTGACTCTTGTGCAGCATAATCACAACTGATCCATTTATAACCTGGTTCTGCAACAAAACAAGCTCTTGTTTCTGTATCCCGTGGAAAATTTTGGAAATTAATATATTCCAAATCATGCTCTTTATCCTTTCCTCCAGAAGACAATCTCCCTGTTGAGGTTCCGAGTTGGTTAAAATTGGTATGAATTCTGTGAGTAACTGGATTAATTTGATCTAGAACATTTTGACCATAAGTACCAATAAGTTTTTCTGCTTCTTTATATTCAAGATAAATAGGAGCTATTGGACTTAGATCTTTTTGTGGTTCAATAACATCAGCACCAACAGATTTCTTTTTCTCTTTTGTTTTCTTATCAAAAGTATCTAGTTTGAATCCAATTTCTTCCAATAAAGGAATAACTTGTTTAGGACTTGACCAATTGATCAAACATTTAGGGGTTAAATCAAACCCACTAAATAAATCCCCTTGCCTTTCAACGTAAGTATATTTAGGATAATGTTCGGCAACTCAAGTATTTAATTTCAGAATGGCATTATCAAACTTCTCTTTATCCTTTTTCATTTTAGCTTTCCATTTAGTTTCGTCAAGTTTAACTCCACAAAATTCAGTATAAGCTAAGACGGGACAAAATTTATTTTCATATTGAATAGCTGTTAATAATTCTTTCCTCTTCAACTCAGATTCTTGCTTTTCTTTTATTAGCCCCAAATATTTTACATCATTTGCTCCATATTCAATAATATCATCAGTTAATACTTTTGACCAGATTATTTTTCCTCTTACGGATTTATCTAATTCAACATTACAATATTGAAGTCCGGCGGCTTTTAAAGACATTGAATGAGATCCTTCTGGATATCCTAATCATAATAACTTTTCTGCAAGATATCCATCATAAATATTCTTAATAATAATTTGTTTTTTTAAGAAAAATTTAAGATCAAATTTTGCATTTCAAAAAAGAAATAATCTATCACTTTCTAAAAAATCTTTATATAATTGAATATCTATAGTTCTACAATCAATGACAACTTGAAAATCATAATTACCTAATTGTACCAATAATAGATTTTTAGTATGGGGATCCATACCTTCCGTCTCGGTGTCCAAGCTTACTTCTTTTAATGGTTCAAGTAATTTTAAACTTTCTTCTGGAGAAACAATTTTATATAAATCGTTTTCAAATAATTGTGCATTTTTTGTTACCAGATATATCATATTAGTAACTTTTTAAAGTGAGATTAAATCCTTTATATTCGGCTACTTTTTCAACGTTAGCTTTAATAGTATTTCATTTTTCAATGTGATAGTCCGTATCGGCATCCAGCAGTATAAATACTTTATCCCTTAAAAGTCTTAAAGTGTCAGACGGAAGTCGCGAAATTTTAGGGAGTGGTTCAAGATGAGCTAGAGCTCTAAATTCAGCATAAGAAAATCCTTTTGGATCAATACGTAAATTAATATTGTCCATTAAAAGTCTCTCTTTAATCACATCTAACCATGGACGAAGTTTTCCGTTTGAATCATACTCAGTAAGTTCTTTTTTCTCATCCTCTGTCAATCAGATCCCCTGTGAAAGGATAAATTTATCAGATATCATTTTTCTATTTATAATATCTAACTTATCAAAGCATGCGTCAATAAGTTTATCAAGTGTGACACTTTCAAATTCGACTGGCACATTTCTAAATAAAGTGGTTACAGAATCAGTTCCAGATAAATTATTTGCAGCTTTATTTTGTCGAATAAAATCAATTACCTGGAGATTGGTTCTAAGAATATCAATATTACAATCGTGAAGAATATAGCGCAGAAGTAATTCAGCATTACAATTTGCTATAAGAGTTTTGATGTTTTTCTTTACTTGAAACCTTCCTGGGGTATATTTATCATTATTATACAACATATCAGTAGCATGATTATATACTTTTTGAAGGTCTTCATTAGACATATCCATCAAACGAATTTCTTTTCCACCCTTATCCTTTCATACTAACTGATTAATATCATTTTTCTTAGAATCGATGGCGGTTTGCAAAACATCGCCAAATTCTGTAATAACTTTTGTCTCTTTCATTTTATCTAAAAATTAAATTCTTTTGTGTTATCTTTTATTTCTTGTTTAACAAAATTCATAAAATAGTTTGAAGTATATTTATATTGTTGAATACTATTAGAGGATAAATCAAAATATGAATCTCCCGCTTGTGCATATTCGTATTCTAAAAATCCTTCGTCTCCTATTAAAATTTTATTGTTATATTGTCAATTTGGGCATTTTGTTGCAGTTATATATCTATATTTGCTAGTTTCTTGTTCATCTAGATTTTTAAAAACATAATTTGTATAGGGACCCTCTTGTACCGCAACTAACTTAGCCCTGATTGTTTCCTTCATTTAAATCCTGTAGTACTTTAATGGAATTTTCTATAGATTCCACTGTATCTTTTATTAGGTTCAGTTGAATGCAAATAATATCCATTAGTTTGTTAACTCCCGCCTTCTTATCAATTATATCTACTGCAGGACTTATTTTTTCTGATTTTTCTATTTCTTCTTTAAATTGCATTTTAATAAATTACAAATTTATACAGTGAAACGTGAAAATCTAATTGATATTTATTTTCTAGTAACGAATACAAAGTGCTAGATATTTTAAATTTATGGCCACTAATATAAATAGTCATATCAAAATGGTCATTTGTAGTAAAATACCTTAACATATCTTCATCGGAAAATTGTAATAGGCCATCCGAAGATATAAATCCTGTTTCTTCTATTAAATAGATATTATCAACAACATGTTGATCCCAATGATCCAATTTATTTATAAATCGTTCTAAAACTGGATTTAACATTAAATCGCGGGGATTATCATGTTCAATATCTAAATACCAATGATTTCCAATCTTTCTAAAAATTAATTGTATGCATTTCATCTTCTGGTAAATTTAAACATTGTGCCGCATGAACAGCTAATTTATCAGCCAATATATTCATTTCATTATTATCATGTCCTTTTACCCATTCAAATGTAACATTGTGAAATTCAAGTAAATCAATTAATTCAAATCAAAGATCTAAATTCTTTTTTGAAAAATCTTTCTCCTCAAATCATTTATATACACGCTTATTAACAATTGAATTTACGACATATTGTGAATCTGAATATATTTTAATATTTATGGGAGTCTTAAAGTGCTTTAATGTTTCTAAGACTCCCATAATTTCCATTCTATTATTAGTAGTATTCTTATACCCTTGGTATAATTTTTTTATAATTTTGCCATTTTCTAATATAATAGAGCTTCATCCGCCACAATTTATTGACGATTGAAATGACCCATCACAATACGCTATATATTCCAAAATAACAATTAAAAAAGTTTAATGGGATAGCTCATACTGGCAACTTCAGTTTCAATATCTCTTGCGGCTGCTAAAAATTGGTCTGATATTGAATCATTAGGATCAACATTAATTATTTTAAAAGGAGTTTCAGTTGCTCTTTTTCTTGAAATATTTCTGCCAGTAGATTTATCAAATGAATCTTTATGAGAGCATCTGGCCACACCAAAAGACATTTTATTAGTTTCCGTGTCCCAAATACCACAAATACTAATTCTAGGTAAATTAGTTATATTAGAAATACTTCCACTCCCCAAAATTTGAAATTGTGAAGTCATCAAAACTTCAAGATCCGCTAACTTGAACTGTTCGCCGTAATAAAATCTTTCTTTTTTCATTTATTAAATAATTAATTGGTTAATATTTTGCGGCACAATAACGCATTCTGTTAATAAGAACATACAAGCCACAGAAATAGCATTTTCTAAGGCTAATTTTGCAGCTTTGGCAGGATCTATAATTCCTTTTTGATACATATTAACAAATGTTTCCGTATTTGCATCAAATCCTATTGCAGATTGTACATCAAATGTGTCTTTTAATTGTTTATAGAGTTTTTTTGGCTCATATCCAGCATTACTAACAATAATATTAAAAGGCTCCATTAGAGCATCAGAAACAATTTTTATTCCTATGTTAATATCTTCGTCGTCAGAAAGTTTTAACTTACTTAAATATTTAGATGCATAATAATAAGTTAGTCCTCCTCCTATAACAATGCCCTCTTCAATTGCCGCTTTTGTTGCAGAAACAGCGTCTTCTATACGATCTTTTAATTCGTTCATTTCAATTTCAGTTGTTCCGCCAACATAAATTACAGCAATTCCTGCAGACAATTTTGCAATCCTTTCTTTTAAAAATTTAACCAAAAAATCACTTTTATCCGGAGAATCCGTCTCTTTTTTTAATTGTTCTTTTATTTGGTTAATTCTCTCAGAGATTAATTCTGGCTTTCCTTTACCTCCTATTATTGTAGTATTATTTTTATTTACTGTTATCTTAGAACAAGTTCCTAACATAGCTGGAGTTATATCAGAAAGTTCTACGGAAGATTCATAAGAAACATTAAATCCATTTGTTAAAACTGCAATATCATTCAAGATCTCATGTCGATAATCCCCAAAAGAAGGCGCTTTAATTAAGCAAACTTTTAATCGTCCATCAAGTTTATTAACTTTTAATGTTTCTAAAACTTCTCCGTCAAAGTCATCGGCAACGATTAAAACGCTCCTACCCTCTCCTGCTATATAGTTCAATATATTTCCGATATCTTTCATCCTATTTATTTTATGTTCAGTTATAAGAACATAAGGATTATCAAGAACACATACGTCTTTTATTATATCAGTAACAAAATGTTGTGAAACATATCCTCTATCAAACTGCATTCCAGTAATAACATCAATGGAAGTAGAAGAATTAGTAGAACTTTCAATAGTAATAATTCCATCTCTTCCGATTTTGTTAAATGCTTCTCCAATAAGATTTCCAATTTTTTCATCATTATTGGCAGAAATTGTTGCTATATTAGCAATATCTGAATTTTTGATTTCGAGAGTATGGTTTTTAATAAAATCAAGTACATAACCAAGTGCAAGTTTTAACCCTTTTTGAATCTTAACAGGACTTTTATAAAGCTGCACCTTTTCCATGCCAAGATTAATAAGTTTTTGTGCTAATATAGTTGAGGTTGTTGTGGCATCTCCAACAGTATTTAGTGTTTTTACTGCCGCTTCCCTAATAAGTTGGGCACCAACATTTTCAAATGGATCTTCTAATTTAATTTCTTTTGCTACACTAACACCGTCTTTAGTAACTCTGGGTTGTTTATCAATATCCCCCAAAACAACACATTTTCCTTTAGGGCCTAACGTCATTTTAACAGCATCCGCTAAAATATTAATGCCCTCTAATATAGATTCTCGTGCCGAATCCTTAAATTTAATTTGTTTGTTTAACATTAAAATCCAATCTTTTTAGTAACCTTGACTCCTGTACAATCATTATCTCCATAATTATAGATATCTGCCAAAGTCATTTCTTTTATTTCATCAGCTTTAATATTAAGTTTATTTAATAATGCTTTAGTTTTTTCTTTACACAAAGGCTTAAATTCATAATTTGCAAAGCACCTACCCTTTCTTAACAATGCCTCATCAATTTTATCTATATCTGCATTAAATGTGCAAATAAATTTAACATTAAAAATATCAGACATTAATCCATCAGACATATTTAAAATATTTGCAATAGCACCGTTTTCTCCAAATCCATCTGTTCTGCGCATGAGAATTTGTTCACAATCTTCCAAAATATATACACTATCTTTATGATCTAACATAAAAGACATAAATTCGGGAGAAGCAAGATGTTCGGCCATAGCATTAGTTATTAAAATATAATGTCTTGGAACAGCACTAATCAAACCTCTAATTAGTGAAGTTTTTCCGGTTCCTTTTTCACCTCTCAAAATAATTAAGCCACTTCCCCTTTCGGTTAAAAAGTTTTTTATGTCTTCAAATACCGGTTTAAAATCGTCATTATAGTTTTCTTCAATATTAAGAGCAGCTTTCTTTATTTTAGAAGAAACTGTATAATATTCATTATTAAATACAACTAATTTAATTTCTGCTTCTTGTGGTTTTACAACTTTTTTAGGAAGTAAATCATATAATTCTTTATATAAACTTTTTGCATTCTGATCATTATAATAAATAGAAACAGAATCAGCATCGATTATATAAATTACCTCCCCATTAAAAATATTTAATGTAGAACTTTGCCACATTCCTCCAGCGTATACTTCATCGTCCTCCTCCTCATATTCTTCATCTTCAACACTCGACTTTGTACATTCATCATGAATGGCTGTATATGAAAAATAAGCATCCGGGAACTTTTGCTTGAGCTCATCAAGATTAATATGTTCCATATCAAATTGAACTTTATCCAATTTATTTATAAACTTATTTGGAGGAAAATTATTCATTCCAACATAAACATTTACGGGTCTTAAAACACCACTATCGCAGCCATTAAGCCAATTAAAATCTTCGTTTTTCATGTAATTTATTGATTATAAGTTAATTAGCAGGCCCTAGAGGATTCCAACCCCTACCGACGGCTTTGGACACCGTTATCCTGGTTTTGAAGACCAGTGTGCTAGCATTACACTAAGGGCCTATTTAGAAACTTTGTATCCAAAATTTGTTAAAATTTCAATACAAAGTTCCAAAAATTCTTCATTAGTTAAACCACTTTTAGCAAGATTAGCTTCTTTACAAGTAACTGTTAAATTAGTTAATTCATTATTTCCCCCTTTATTAACGGGCACAATATGATCTAAACAATATTCATCTTTAGTTATATCTATTGGCCTTCCTGTTAAAGAACACTTGACCTTTGTCCCACCTAAATATTTCAAAACATCTTTATATGTATAATTTACTTTTACTTTCATTTTATTTCTGTTTTTAAAAAATGAGACTTTGGTTCTAAACAAATGTTCTCAGGTGCATTTATTTGGTTTTTCAATAGATGTTTTTTCTCTATTTTTAAAATTATCTATTTTTTTACCAAGAATTACTATTCATTTTTCAATCTTCTGTTTTCTTAATTTTGTTTTAGCTTTTTCGCCGGCAGAACAATGATAAGAAACAGTAGAAGTAGAACAATGTAATTCTTTTGCAATCCTTTTATAAGAGAAATTTTGATTCCTTAACTCTAAAATTTTGTCACGCAAAGACATCTACTAAATAGTTTAATACTTATTTATCAATATCGTCTTTATTAAGATATAATATTTTATTATTTTGTTCTATAAATGTCCTATTTAAAGGTCTTTCTATAGTAAAAACCGCATCATCTAATTTATGTTTTTCATTAGTATATGAAATATATACTAAATTTTTTATCTTTTCAACAACCCAACCTTCAAATATATTATTTCCGCACTTAATCCAAACATCATCAAATTGTTTTATGGATGCTAAATCAATATTGTTTTCCGGTTCTTGTTTACAAATTTCTTTAGATGTTTGTTTATTCTCAATTTCTACATTTTTTCTAAAAAATTTTTTAAACAGGGAGATCATCGTCTTCTCTAATTTCTTCCCCACATAATGTCTTGTAATATTTATTTTGAGGGATGGTTTTGCCCATGGCATTCTTTTAATTTTTAATTGAAACAATTGGAAATGTAAGTTCTGTAGAAGTTTCAGCTGCCATAAATCCAACTGATAATTTTACTTGAATTCCAGATAATTCAATAATATTTATTGCTGCTAATAATATTGTACCTGTTTTAATAAAAAAGTCCGTTTCCTCACAACAATTTCCATCCATTGAATATACTATAGAAATTGTTTTTCTTTTCTGGGGAGTTAAATCCGTATTAATCATTGATTCCGGTAATCCTATTATAGCATTGGGTACATTTGGAACATATCCCATGATATTATTTCTAGGCATTGCTCTTGATCCAGGATTTAAATGCTTATTTGCTTTAGTTATGGTGGCCAAAGTACTTTTTACTGTTTTTATTATATCCGTATATCCAGTTCTAAGTAATTTAACCGCTTCTTCATAAGAATCTGTTCCAGTAAAAGAAAAATCGCCATCAGAAGATGAAAACTCATTTTTCATCACTTTATTATTTGGCCTTTCGTTTAAGATTTTTAATAGAATTTGAATATTTTCAAACTCTTCTGTATAAATTTTCTTCATCTCGCATTTATCTATAATTTATTGTAACACATAGCAGAATCGAACTGCTATTTACAGACTGAAAATCTGTCGTCCTAACCATTAGACGAATGTGTCCCATAGATTAAACTAGCTTTCTATTTCCTCTCAATGCACGTCTTTATCAACGTGTTTTATATTTTTACTGTGTCTTTTGTTCGGATTTGATTGTCTTTTCTTAAATTTTTCTACAGTAGACGCGTCCTCATATTGGTCAACATCTGTTAAAGGAATTTTAGCCATTTGTTAATGTTTAGATTAAATATCTTTTTAATAGAATCTTTATGTAAAGATATAAAATATTTAAATAATAATCAATATTTTTATTTAAAATACAAGGTCTGGAAATGCTTGAGTTTCATTATATAACGAAGGTTTCTCACTAGAATTTTCAATTAAATGAAATACATACCAATAATCATCCACTGTAATAATGACTTTGTGCTTTTCGTCAACTTTTACAATTTGTGCTCCTCTAAATAAATCTTTTCCGGGAATTAATTTATTCCAAGGTTTGTTAGATGGAATATTATAAAATGAATCAAAATTACCTATCCGATGAGAAGCGGCAATGTAAGCATCTCGAATTTTATCTTTTTCCTCATCAGATTTAGCTTTATCCAAATCTTGGCGATATTTATCATCTATAGTATATCGATGTTTATACTTAGTAGCTTCTTCTAGGAACTTTTCTATGCCATAAGTTTTAATTTCAGCAGGATCTATCCAAGCTAAAATACCTCTATAAGAAAATGTAGCTGTTTTTACATTAAATGAGCTCTTTGTGGCTAAAAATTCTTCAATCCCATGGATATTTACTTCTTCTACAATTGCCTTTAATATATCAATGGTAGAAATGGTTAAAGTGTCAATATAGGAAATAAGATCTTCTGTTGCCGAAGCATCCTTCAAATTATCTTTTAAATATTCTACAACCGTTTCTTTTTCAAGATTGCCAAATTCCCTAACATATCTAATTCTAGAGGGTCTACTCAAAAGATTTTCGTTTATACTGAGATCATTTGTTGTTAACAAAAAAACTCTTCTATAGACAGATGTATATACTCCGTCCATAAATTGGAGAATAGAACAATCGTTTTCGTTAAATTGTTTTTCAAATTCGTCAAAGAAGAAAATACAATCAAAATTAAAAGAAGCTAAATAAGAAATTAAACCTTGATTATTTTCTCCCATAGATTTTACAATAATAACTGGAAGATTTAGTTCATTTGCTAGAATTTTTGCAGCAACACTTTTTCCGGTTCCTCTTGTTCCAGTAAACAAAATTCCCAGATTATTTTTAGTGCTTTTATAAGTTTTCTCTACATAATCAATAAAGTTTCTTTGCAGATTATATATTTTATAATTAAAAGTAAATCCTAAAGAAGTTTGTGTCAATGACCAACCGTCCATTCCTAGATTTACTTCATATATTCCAACGGGTAATGTTTCTACATTAGAAATATCTCCTTCCATTCTGCGGAAGGTTGTTCCGGATTTAATCCAACTTACTCTTACCATTTTTATTATTTTTTGGTTTTAATATTACTGTTATTTTTTT